ACCTTCACGCCGCAGACTGCCGGCAGCCGATACTGCGCGTGGTGCGGCGCGCGCCAACACCTGCACCACCCGGAGACGGGCGCATGCCCTGATGCGTGGCGCCCATCGCAGCTGGACGATGCGACCCAGGCGCTGGTGGAGGCCCGCGCCAGTGGTGATGCCGCCGCCGAGTTTGTGGCCCGCGGCAACGTGCAACGGCTGGGCGGCGACCCTGACGCATGACCCTGCGCACGTTCGTGCTGGTGGTGGGCGCCGCGCTGGCCGCGGCGCTCCTGCTGGTCGTGGTGGGACTGCTGGCCGGCTGGAGCACCCTGACGCTGCCGTGACGCGCCCGTACCTCATCGACGTGTTCAGCGGCGGCGGCGGCGCGGCGCGAGGCTATCAGCGCGCCGGCTTCCACGTGCTCGGCATCGACAGCCGCCCGATACGCGGCTACGCCGGCGACCTGTTCGTGCAGGCCGACTGGGAGGATGGCCTATGGGACGTGTGGCAGATGGTGCGCAGCACCGGCGTGCCGTACGCCATCCATGCGAGCCCTCCGTGCCAGAGCTACAGCACCAGCGTGGTCAGCGACGGCCGATGGGACCGCACCGCTGGCCGCCACGAGCCGCGGCTCATCGGCGCGGTGCGATCCAGGCTCCAAGAGACGGGCGCTCCGTGGGTCATCGAGAACGTTGTCGGTGCGCGTGACGAGCTGCGCGGCCCGCTGATGCTATGCGGCACCATGTTCGGGCTCGTCATCGCCCGCCATCGCCTGTTCGAGACCAGCTGGCGGATAGGCGCCTTCGACACGCCGCGCCACCCGGTGTGCACGGCCGATGCCAAGGCCCACGCCATCGCGCGCGGCTGGGACCCACGCGACATGGCCATCACCGGCAAGGGGCGGCGCGCGGGCACGGGTGATAGGTGGCGCGAGGTCATGGGCATCGACTGGCCGATGACGCAGCACAACGTGCGGGAGGCTATCCCGCCAGCCTATGGCGAATGGATGGGCCACCAGCTGGCGGCCCAGCTGCGGCGCGGGCAGTAGGGCCAGTGCACATGATTCCAGATTAGGGGTTGCGCGTCGGCGCCATGGCTGCTACAGTACCTGTATCAGACACACAGGCACCCGGAAGGAGCCAAGGATGAACCAGCAGCAGCGATCCAGGCACATCGACTACCGCACCCACGACAGCACCGTGAACCTGCGGTGGCTGGCGCGCCAGCAGGCCGCGCAGGCCGCCGCCTATGGCCCGCAGCTCCCGGCCATGGTGGAGGCCGCGCGCGGCCGGACCACCTGCAGCGCCTGCGGCATCCGCGTGCTGGAGGAGCTGGGCTACGAGCGCGCCTACTGCCACGGCTGCGCACCCTGTGACGAGTGCGAGCACCCGATGCGCGCCCACCTCTCGCTGTACGGCATCGCAGCTGATGACGACCCGCGCTGGGCGCAGGCCACCTGCTGGGCATCCAGCATCTGCAGCAGCTGCTAGGGAAGGAGCCCAAGGATGAACCGCCTACCGGCAGACACTACCGCCACGATGACGACCACTGCACCACCACCAGCACCGGCCCAGCCGGGCGACTATGTACGCATCCGGGTGACCTACCCGGCCGGCAGCCCGGCCGCGGAGCAGCAGCAGCTGCGCGCGGCCTACAGCGACCGCGGCGGCCAGCGGCCCGACGAGTTTGTGGCGCGCGTGACCAGCATCGAGTGGCGTGCCAGCGGCGAGTACTGGTACGTGGGCTGGACTAACGAGCAGCCCGTGGACGGCGCGCCTGCGCGCGCCTACCGCGGCCGCGGCGGATACGGGTACACGTGGCTCGTGGGCTGGGACCCGACCATCGGGGCATTCGGATATCAGCGCATCTACGCCGACAGCCGATACGGCAGCGCCACCATCCGCGAGGTAATCCCGCAGCAGGAGGTACGGCGGCCTATGGCGTAGCAATCGATCCAGGGCCGCCGGGCGGCTTCCCCGCGCCCGGCGGCCATGACCACACACACGGAAGGAGCACCACAATGGCCATCACGAACAAGCGTGCAGGCTGCCCGGGTGTGCCATCGCTGGGCATCGAGCCGCACCCGTCTACCAAGAAGACGCACAAACCCAACCGGCACCAGTGCACCAGCTGCGAGCGCGCCTACGCCAAGGCCCGGCGCGAGCGATCCAGGCAGGCGCCAGAGGCGCCCGCCAAGGCGCCCGGCACCGTGCCCGGCACCATCGATGGGCGCGACGATAGCGGGCGGCCGCCATCGAACCCGTGCGAGGTGCGGTACAGCACCAGCGGCAAGGAGGAAGGCCCGTACGCCAGCTGTGCCAAGCCCAAGGGGCACGCCGGCAAGCATGCGGCGCTGGCCAGCGTGCGCCGCGCCAAGCAGCGCGCCGCCAAGGCCGCGGCGGCGGCCTGATGCACCCGCGCATCGACATGTGGGCCACCCGCGCCGGGTGGCTCACCATCCTGCTGGCGGCCCTATGGTTCGCCGGCCGCAGTATCGGCATCGGAGGCTGACATGGGACAGGACATGTATCGCGACAACGCGCGCCCGGAGTATCAGAGCCAGCTGCCGCTCGAGGGCATCGATGGCAACGCATTCAGCATCGCGGCACAGGTGATGAAGGGCCTCCGCCTCGCGGGCGCACCCAAGGAATACCGCGACCAAGTGCAGCGCGAGCTGTTCGCAGGCGACTACGACCACCTGCTCACGGTGGCCATCCTCTACACCGACGCCGATTACCTGATGGAGGACGACAACCGATGACGTACTACCGTGCGCCCGGCCCGCAGCTGCAGCTCATCTCGGGCGCGCCAGCGAATACGCTGCTGCAGGACCACGCGGTGGAGCTATGGCACGGCACGTGCGGGCGGCCGATGCGGCCCGACTGGGCCGGGCCGCCCGAGCTGCTGGCATATCTGCGCGGCCTCTACGAGGACGAGGGCGAGCAGGTGGAGCTGGGCGTGACGCGCGACCCCATCGTTGACGACACCCGCGTGCCGGCTCCATGGGTCGACCCAGGCAGGCTGACAGCCGGTCAGCTGTGGGTAGCCTTCAGCGGCGGCAAGGATGGGCTCGGCGCGGCGCTGATGGCGCGTGACGCCGGGTATCAGGTGGTGCTGTTCCACGTGGCCGGCCTGAACCGCGGCACGGCCAAGGCCGAGCACGCCGCGGCCGAGCGCGCCGCGGAGGCGGCCGATATGCCGCTCGTGGTGGACCACGTGAAGCAGCGCGGCAGCCGCGCGGGCTTCATCGAGGTGCCCACGCGGAACCAGTTCGTGGTCACGCTGATGGCCGCGCACATGGCCAAGGCCGGCGCCGGCACGTACACGATGGGCAACGCACTGTCGGACGTGGCCCAAGGCTACCTCGTGGCCCACAGCGACCTCGTGGACGCTGTGAGCCGATGGCACCGATGGCTGCAGGTGCTGCTGCCCGGGCTAGAGCAACGCACGTTCTTGCGCCACCAGACCGAGGGTATCGCGGTCATCGCCAAGCATGGCCTCACCGAGCTGGCGCACGGCAGCTGTATGGCGCCCGTGCGCTTCAGGGAGGGCTACATCAGCGCCAACGAGCGCCGCTATGGCGTGCAGCTGCTGCCGGGCCGCTGTGGCTCATGCGGGAAGTGCACGTGGGAGTACCTCGTGCTGGCGGCGCTGGGCTACCCGGCGCCAGAGGCCTTCCTGCAGCACTGCCTGCGCTACATGCAGCGGCACTGGCAAGACGCGACTAGCGAGACGCACACGGAGCAGCAGGTGCTCGACACGTGGGTCGATAGCGCCATCGTGGCCGAGTATCAGGACGAGATGCCATGGTGACGCGCAAGCCCAAGCCCACCAGCCGCTGGGCGATCCAGGGCCCGCTGGCCGACCGCACGCTGGTGGCGAAGTGGGCCGGCACCACGCCGGGCATGGTGCGCCATTGGGAGCGCCGCCATGTCCACACGTACCCGGCGCCGGTGCAGGTGCTGGCCATCGGGCCGGTGTGGAGCTGGCCAGCTGTGGCCGCGTGGCTGCACAGCACCGGGCGGCTGCCCAAGCACAACGCACCCAAGGCTAGCGCCACCTGATACGCTTGCCACGGTGCTGACGGCCGCTGCTGGCCTCAGTGCTCCTTCCCCGGGCGCGGGGCGGCTGGGCTTCTGCAGCCCGGCCGCCTGCCCCGCTTCCACGGGTAACATGGAGGCACGATGGATGGCCCTCGCAAGCCTCATCAGAACGGTTGGCGCACCGGCAACGACCCAACGTTGCGCGCACTGCGCGCCATCGCGGTGTCGGCGCTCATCGCGCTGCTGGTGTGGTGGGTCATCTTCGACGCGGAGGAGAACCCGCTCGTGGGCGCCCTGCTAGTGGGCGCCATCTTGGCGGCCCTATTCGGCGACATCGGAATCGCGCTGCCGTTCCTGCGGGCCGAGAGGCGGCAGGATGATGAGCGTGACTAGCCTTGTCGCAGCCTCTATCGTCATCAGCGCGCTCGGCATGGTGGTCTTCGGCGCGTTGACTGGCAGCGCGTGGCTGCACTTCCGCCGGCACCCGTCGGCGACCACCAGCTGGCAATGCATCGCCACTCTTGCACTGACGTGGGCGATGGCGACACTGATGTTCACGGCGGTGGGCGCCGCCATGGCGCAGAGCGGCGTGGACGCAGCCACTCGCGACTTCATGAGCCACGTCGCATTCGTGCTGCGCGGCGGACTGCTGGCGCTCGCGTTGTCGCTGGTGTACGGGTGGCGCAAGCTGCCGCAGACATAGGAAGGGAGCACAGCGCATGCGCACGGCACGCATCAGGGTCAATAGTCAGTTTCGGCCACGTGTGGCCACCAGCGGGCGCGACTGCAACGTGGTCGCCACCGCGGAGCTCATCCGGCACGGCACCCGCGGCAAGATGGTGCTCGGTGCAGCGCAGGTGCGCCAGCGCATGCGGAACCCGGCCAGCTGGACGAATCAGGCACAGGCTCAGCGCGCGGTCAACAGCATCGACAAGGAAGCTCGCCGGCGCGGGCTGCGGCCGCTGCGCTACCGCCGCGGCGGCGTGTGGACAAGCTCGGGGCTCATCGCGCGCGGCGGCAGCCGGCAGGACTTGCTCGGCCGCCTGAAGCGGGGCGAGCTGGTGTCAGGTGTCATCGGGTACGACCGGGTCAACCGGCGCTATCCGCACCTATCAGGCAGCCGCAGCTTCATGGGCCGCCATCAGGTGACGATGGGAGGCTACCGCAACGCAGCTGGCGACATCGGGCTGCGGAAGCGCGGCGGCCACTACGAGGTGCTGTACGCCGACAGCCTGTGGAACCGGCCGGGAACACCCAAGGGACCGCAGTGGGTGAAGTTCTCTATCGTGTGGCGCCTGCTGGATGGCGCATGGTCGTCCCGCGGCGGCCGCGGCTGGGCCGGCGGCAGCGTCGTGGCGGCCAAGGCGCTGCGGCCTACCGACCCGACACCACCGCCCGACCCTGCCGACCCGGTGCCCGATGCATGCGAGGCGCAGCTGCAGGAACTACAGGAGGACATGGCCGAGCGCGACACGCAGCTGGCCGAGGCACGCGACACGATCCAGGCGCTCCAAGCCCGGCGCCTGCCACGTGCCGTGGTAGATGAGCTGCTCGATGTAGCGGGCCGCATCGACGAGCTGGTGCCCGTCGTTGACAACGCACCCGATGCGGTCATCGAAGATGGAGTGGAGGTAGACGAGGCATGAACACTGGACGCACGGAGCCGGTAACGTTGGTCGGCTCGCTGGAGCTGGCCGCGGTCGGCATCGCCACCGCGCTGGTGCTGGGCATGGGCGAGGACATCACGAGCCAGCTGGGAGTGGCCATCGTGGCAGCCGTGGCCGCCACCGCGCGGCTGCTGGGCATCATCCTCACCCGAGCTGGCGTATGGAGCCCGGCATCACACGATGCCGCGGTGGATGAGGCGCTGCGCACGCCACCACCCGAGGCGTAGTGCCACCGGGCCTCCATAGCAGCTTGCGCACCAGGCTGGCGTGGTATCGCGCCATCGTGGCCGCTGACGCACCGCTCAAGCTGCACCACATGGACATCGGCTGGGACGCAACCGGCGCGCCAAGCATGACCCGCGCGTTCGTGAGGTACATCACCGAGGAGGCCAGTCAGCTGCAGCAGGCGCTGGCCACCATGGCCCGCGGCGGGCCATCGGACCGCACGGGCGCGCTGTACCTATACCTGCTGGCCTGCAGCGACTTCGACCCGGTGACAGCCGGCCAGCGCATGGTCGGCTGCCACCACACGCCGCGATGCGCAGATGACCCAGGCAGCGAGGCTCTACGGCGCGCCATGGTGCCCATCACCTGCAGCGCGCCGCTGCTGCCATTGCCAGACAGCTATGCACCGTGGTACGCCGAGAAGGCGCTAGCGCGGCTGCGCGAGAGGCTGGCGGCGAAGCCGCCGGCCCGGAAGGTTACCCGGCCAGCATGGATGGACCGGGCCGGCATCGGGAAGGAGGCCAAGCATGGTCATGGTGCGCATCAGGCGCCCGAGCCCGCACGGCGGCGCTGATATCGTGGCGGATAGGGACCTAGGGCCGGGCAGCTACACGCGCCCACGCTTCAGCAGCCATAGCACGATCCAGGCTGACAGGGTGAACAGCGAGCGCAAGCCCAAGCGGCCGGGCGATGGTCTGGGCCAGCACATCGGGCCGCGCATCATGCCGCCGCGCTAGCGCGCCCTGATAGGATGGGCGGCAGCAGCAGAGCACCGGGCGGCAGGTCCGGCGGCACCGGCGTACCGGCGAGGCGGCTCCCGAGGCCGTGTCTCGATTGTGGCCGGCCTGTCATGTCCCGCGCCCGGTGCTCTGACTGCGACAAGCCCGTACGAGCAGAGGCTAATCGCAGGCACAATGCCCGGCCGGGCCGGGCCATCTACGACGCGGCGTGGGCCAAGGAGTCCCGCGCCATCCGGGCAGCGCAGCCGTGGTGCCAGACGTGCCACGGGCCAGCGACAACGGTGGACCATCCAACGCGGTGGCCGCTGTGCCGGCCCTGTCATGGCAGGCTCGAAGCCCAACGCAGGAAGGAGCAGGCGCGCACACATGGCAGACGACGTATCGAAGGCGATAGCAGCGGCAGCGGCCGATGAGGCCGATGAGCACATGGTGACCGCAGGCGGGACCATCGACGCCACGGGGCGGCCGTTCCAGCTACTGGTGCCTGCCGACCTATCGCCCCTCGAGGCCCTCGCCATCGTGGGCTATCTGGTGGGCCTCCCAGAGCGGCTTGAGAAGCGCAACGCGGGCGCCGCGTCACGCATCCTCGTGCCACGGCACTAGGCCATGCCGGATACGGGTACTGACAGCGGGCAGGCGATCCAGGCAGGCAGGCCGGCGCCAGCCGGCACTGGCACCTGGCCGCCAGCACAGGACGAGGGTCGTTGGGTGCTCATCAGCGAGCAGGCGCTGGCAGACTGGATGCAGCTAGCGGCGCGCAGCACGGGTCAAGCTGTGCGCATCGTGTGGCACGACCCCATCGTGCTGCGGGCAGCCAACGGCGCGACGTTCGACGTCTACACGCCAACGATGGAGCTGGTGGACGGTCCAACGGCACCGGGGCGGCGCTGATGCCGGAGGCAGGGCCGCCAAGAATCTCGCAGAGCGGAGGCCGGGCAGTACCCCTCCGATATAAAGGGGCACGCGAATGGGGAGTGTCGATTGATACTCCCCGAGGGTATGACTGATGACGATGCCGCTGATGCGCGGCCGTGGGCAGCAGCTGGCGGCCATCATCTTCGCGCTGGCCGCGCTGGTGACAGCGCTCGGCGGGCCGCAGCTGCTGGACCGCATGTTCGGGCCGGTGCCACCAGCGATGGAGGCGCTCAACGTGGTGCGCACGGGCGACCCAGGCGCGGCCACACCGCAGCCGCTGCTGCGCATCACCGGCGATGCCGTGGAGTTCGCAGAATGAGCCTGCAGCTGGTGCCCATCACATGAGCGGCTTCGCGCGTGACGCTGGGCGGCCACCCGATGAGCCGCTGGTCACCATCACGGGCGGCGCGGGCACACCTATCCCGCAGGCGCCCTACGGCAAGCTATCCGACCGCGGGAAGCAGCGATGGCACCGCCTGTGGCGTACGGGCCGCGCGTGGCTGTCAAACGATGCGCACTATGAGCTCATGGTCATGCTGGTGGAGGTGGCCGAGCGGCGCGACAAGCTACAGGCTGCCGCAGCCAAGCTGAAGCGGTACACCGTCACGACGCAGACGGGCGAGAAGCTGCACCCGGTGCTCACCGAGCTGCGGCAGACAGAGACGCATCTGGTGTCGCTGCTGACAGCGGCCAAGTTCACACCCGACCCCAAGATGGCCAAGGTCGCGCCGCGCCAGCGATCCAGGCTCGAGGAGCTCGATGCCCAGCGCGGCGGTTAGCGCAGCGCCACCGCGCACCCAAGGCCCGCACGTGGCCCGCTTCATCGAGGGCTTCTGCAGGCCATCGAAGGGCGCCGGCGCCGGCCAGCTGGTGCAGCTGCTGCCGTGGCAGCATCAGCTGCTAGCCGATATGTTCGTGCTGCGCGAGGACGGCACGCGCCGCTACCGCACCGCATACGTGGGCGTGGCCAAGAAGAACGGCAAGAGCACCGGGCTGGGCAGCCCGCTGGCGCTGTACGGGCTCTGCATGGATAAGGAGCCAGGCGCGGAGGTCTACAGCGTGGCCCGCGACCGGCAGCAGGCGCGCGTCGTGTTCGACGAGGCCCGCTACATGGTAGAGGCCGACCCAGAGCTGAACGCGCGCCTGCGCACGTTCCGATATCACATCGAAGACCCGGTCACGCACAGCATCTATCGCGTGCTCAGCAGCGATGCCAAGGGCCAGCACGGGCTGAATCCCAGCTGGGTCGTCTTCGACGAGATATGGGCGCAGCCCGATACGGAGCTGTGGACGGCCATGAAGGGAGGCATGGTGACGCGGCGGCAGCCGTTCCTGTTCGCCATCACCACCGCCGGATGGGACCGCACCAGCTTGGCGTGGCAGCTGTACGACCACGGCCGCCGGGTACAGGCAGGCGAGGTGGACGACCCGAGCTTCTTCTATCGCTGGTGGGAGCCCAGCGACCCAGGCTGCGCCATCGATGACGAGGCGGCGTGGCGAGAGGCTAATCCGTCGTACGGGACCATCATCACGCGAGAGGCGCTGCAGTCGGACCTCTCGCTGCCAGAGAACGAGTTCCGGCAGTTCCACCTGAACCAGTGGACAGATAGCGCGGCGGCGTGGCTGCCGTATGGCGCATGGTCCAAGATTGAGGCGGCGGTGCCCGTAGGCGAGGGCACGCCGGTCGTGCTGGGCTTCGATGGGAGCTGGACAAACGACAGCACGGCGCTCGTGGGCTGCACCGTCACGGAGCGGCCGCACCTGTTCGTTGTGGACTGCTGGGAGCGGCCCGCAACCGACCCAGGCGGCTGGGTCGTGCCAAGCCACGAGGTGGACGAGGCGCTCTATCGCGCCATGGGCGCCTACGACGTGCTGGAGGTGGCGTGCGACCCGTACTACTGGCGCGAGCAGCTGGCGCGCTGGATGGCAGACGACCTGCCCATCTTGGAGTGGCCGACGAACAGCGTGGCCCGCATGGTGCCTGCCTGCCGGCAGTTCTATACCGCTGTCGTGGAGGAGCGCATCAGCCACGATGGCGACCCACGGCTGGCGCGCCACATCTCAAACACAACGGTCAAGACCGACGTACATGGTGCGCGCATCGTGAAGCAGTCGGCCGCGCAGAAGATTGACCTCGCGGTGGCCGCCACCATCGCGCTGGACCGGGCCATGTATCACGGCTCGGGCATCACCGATAGCGTCTACGACAAACGAGGCTTCAGGACATGGGACGACTGACCGCACTGGTGGCATGGCTGCGCAGCATCGCGCCGGACCTGCTGGTGCTGGCCGGCATCCTCTTCATGGCGTACGGTGCATGGCTGCTGGCCGCATGGCTGGGCTTCATCGTGCTGGGCGCCGGGCTGGTGGCGGCCGTAGGCTTCGGCCAGCGGCCTGCACGGCCGCCGCGCAGCTAGCATCATCGATCCAGGCACAGGAGGTGGCCACATGGGGCTCTTCGCACGTGCGGCGACCAAGGCCTTCGACCAAGGCGCTGGCACGCTGGCCGTTGGCCGGCACATCGTGGACATGCGCGGCAGCTGGGCCAGCACCGGCGAGCTGGTGTCGTCCGACAGCGGGCTGGCGTACCCGGCGTTCTGGACCGCTGTTCGCATCATCGCCGAGACCATGTCGCAGATGGAGGTTGACCTGAACGAGGTGCAGCCGCTGTGGCTCGAGAACGGCATGAGGGTCATGCGGCGGCGGGCCGCCTACGACCACCCGCTGTACCCGCTGCTGCGCGGTATGGCCGGGCCGCGGCTGGTGGCCAGCGCGTATCGCGATGCGAACACCGCGCACGTGGCTGTCACCGGCAATAGTTATGCCGCGCGGAACAGAGACGGCCGCGGCATCACGCGCGAGCTGGTGCTTCTTGACCCAGAGCGCATGCAGGTGCGCTGGCCGCAAGGCGCGCGCGAAGGCGATGACGTAGAGCCCGTCTACCAGTACACGCGCCGCGATGGCGGCGGCACGGTGGACATGTCGCCCGAGGACGTGCTGCACGTGCCCGGGCCGGGCTGGTCCGGGCTGCAAGGTCTCAGCCCGCTGCACTATCTGCGCGAAGCGGTGGGTCTCGGCCGGGCCGCGGTGGAGCACGGAAGCCGCTTCTTCAAGAACGGCGCCACCGCTAGCGTGGCGCTGACAACTCCCAAGGGCCTCAGCGACAAGGCCTTCGGCCATCTGAAGCGGCAGATTGACGAGCAGAAGGTCGGGCTGGGCAATAGCTGGAAGCCGTGGCTCTTAGAGGAAGGCATGCAGCCTGTGACGCTCAGCGTGCCCAACGACGACGCACAATGGCTGGAGACGCGGGAGCAGCAGGTGCTGGAGGTGGCGCGCGCGTTCCGGCTGCCGCCGCACATGCTCGCAGTCAACGCGCCCGGCGCTGTCAGCTACAGCAGCGCGGTGCAGTTCCGGCAAGATTTCGTGACCTTGACGATGGGCGCATGGATTACCCGCTACGAGGACGCGATAGGTGCGCAGCTGGTGGGCAACGATTGGTCGAAGATGGGCGGCCGCTACGAGGTGCGCATGGATACCGACGAGCTGATGCGCGGCGACATGCCCAGCATGGTCAAGGCGCACGAGGATGCCATCGCTGCGGGCTACATGAGCCGCAACGAGGCCCGCGCCCGCCACGGCTGGGAGCCAGTCCAGGGACTGGACACGTACCTCGTGCCGCTCAATATGACGACCACCGCGCCCGATGGCACCATCGTGCGCACCGAGCTGGCACCAGCAGGTGCAGCGCCAGCGGAGGACCAAGGATGACCACCATCACGCGCAGCACGTGGCCGATGGCCGAGCTGAAGCAGGACATCGACACCGGCGAGTTCGAGGGATATGCCAGCGTCTACGACGTGGTCGATGGCGGCGCCGACGTTGTCGATCCAGGCGCGTTCGCCAAGGCGCTGCCCGACTTCATGCGCGATGGCTTCATCAGCTGGCACCACGCATGGGACGTGCCCGTCGCTATGCCGAAGGCCGCCTACGAAGACGACAACGGGCTCTTCTTGGCCGGCCGATATCACAGCACACCCAAGGCGCAAGAGGCCCGCACCATCGCGGCCGAGCGCCACGAGGCCGGGCTTCGCACCGGGCTCAGCATCGGGTATGGCGTGGAGGACTACGCCATGGAGGGGAAGGTGCGGCACCTGAAGACCATCCATCCGCTCTACGAGGTCGGGCTGGTGATGGTGCCCATGAACCGCGAGGCCAACGTCACTGGCGCCAAGGGTGCCGGCGACCTGAGCGGGCTGCCGGATGCCGGCAGCATGACCGACAGCGTGGGACGGGTCTCCGCCGACGCCAAGGATATAGCGGCCCGCTTCGCCACGATGGTGGAGCAGCGGGCCAAGGAAGGCCGCACGCTGTCTGCTGCGAATCGGCAGCTGCTGGCGGACCTGATGTCGTCGCTAGGCGAGGCCGGCACTACGCTGGCCGAGCTGCTGGACGCAACCGACCCAGACCGCGCGGAGCGCGGGCTGGCCATCGATGCGGTGGTCACCCGGGCGCGCTCGCTCGGTATCGATATCCCACGCATAGGAGGATAACGTGTCTGCACCCGCATTCACCATCCCGCCCGGCGCTGTAGAGCTGGGCAAGGAGCTGCACGGGCTCCGCACCGAGCTGAGCAAGATGTTCAGCGAGGCCAAGACCGACGAAGGCTACGACATGGACGCGGAGGCCATCGGCAAGGCCGCAGCCATGGAGGAGGACATCGCCGAGAAGCAGTCGGCCTACGACAAGCTGGTCGAGACGGCTGGGCGCGAGGCTGACAACGCAGCCAAGCTGGCGCAGCTGGATGCCGTGCGGCGCCCGCTCGCCGGGCCGGCCGCCGGCTTCGATCCAGGCGGCCGCAAGGAGGTGCGCGACCTCGCTGCTGTCTTCGAGACGAAGGCAGACGCACTGGCGCCCATCGCCAACGGCGGCCGCGGCGCTGTCCAGTTCCAGCTCGATGAGCAGGAGCGCAAGGCGCTGGAGTTCAAGGCCACCGTGACCAGCTCGAACATCGACCCCGCCGAGCAGCGGCTGGCGGGCATCGTGGAGTCAGCGCAGTTCCTGTCGGACGTGACCGACCTGTTCGCGCCGGGCACCGCCACCAGCGACACCATCGAGTACCTCGAGGAGACGACGTACACTAACGCGGCCGCCGAGACCGCGGAGAACACGAACGCTCCCGAGGCCAGCTGGGCCACCACGCTGCGCACTGATGCGCTGCAGGAGCTGCCGGTGTTCATCCCGGTCACGCGCCGCGCGCTGGCGGATACCGCGCAGCTCCAGAGCTTCATCGAGGGCCGGCTCATCCACATGGTGAACCAGCGCCGCTCGCAGCAGCTCATCAGCGGCGATGGCGTCAGCCCGAACATCGAGGGCGTGCTGAATGCCACCGGCCTGCAGACACAGGCCAAGGGTGCCGACCCGGTGTTCGATGCCATGCATAAGGCCATCACGCTCGTGAGCGTGACGGGCGATGCCACGCCATCAGCGATCGTCATGCATCCCAACGACTGGCAGGATCTGCGCCTGACGCGCACGACCGATGGGCTCTACATCTTGGGCAATCCGGGCGAGGCTGTGACGCAGCCGCGCCTATGGGGGCTCCCGGTGCGGGTGACCACCAGCATCAGCGAGAACACCGGCCTCGTGGGCGCCTTCCGCACGTACGGGCAGGTGTGGCGCAAGATGGGCCTCACCATCGAGGTCAGCACCGAGCACAGCGACTACTTCATCAAGAGGCTGGTCGCTATCATGGCGCTCGAGCGGCTGGCGCTGGCGGTGTACCGCGGCGCTGCCTTCTGTCAGGTGACCAGCATCTAGTCAACGGCTCCCACCGATCCAGGCGGGCGCGATGGTTTCTCCTCTTGCCATCGCGCCCGCCTGCCCAAGCTAAGGAGGCTTCATGGGCACCATCCAAGGTGGCACGGTCATCCCGGGTGTCGCGCGCGGCGCGCCGCCCGCGGTCCTGACCAAGACCGCCGACTACACGGTCACCGAGGCAGACAATGGCGCGGTCATCCTCGCCGACGCAGTCGACCTGACCATCACCCTGCCGGCCACCCGTGCCGGCTTCCGGGTGACCGTCATCGTGGCGACGGCATCTGCCACCACCGGGCTCAGCATCAGCCCGGCCGCCGCCGACCAGATTATCGGCAACGGCTTCACGCCGGCCGACGACAAGGATGCAGTGAACACCGCCGCGACCGACGCGGTGGGCGACCTCATGACGCTGGTCGGCGATGGCGCCGACGGCTGGTACATCGAGAACATCATCGGCACGTGGGCCCGCGAGGCCTAACGTTGGCGATCCAGGGCGCACCGGCTGGCACGCGCAACGTGCTCGGCCGGGCGCCATCATCTGCGAACCTCATCCCAGCGCAGGAGGAGCCCATGGCAGCACCGAAGCGCCTGTTCACCGATGCCAGCCGCACGTACCTCGTGCCCGAGGAGTCCAGCGCGGCGGCGTTCCTCATCAAGGAGCACGAGGCAGAGGCAGCGGGCATCGCGCCAGCTACGGCAGCGCAGCTGGCAGCACTTGAGGGCAAGGCGGCGCCCAAGCCCGCAGACAAGGCGGTGAAGCCCGCGGCGAACAAGGCCGCCAAGCCCAGCTCCAAGAAGTAACGACAGCGGAGGTACACGATGGCGACCAAGCCCATCGACATGGCCGTGGCAGGCTGGCTCGCCAGCGCGAAGCCCGCGGCCAGTATGGAAGCCGCGCAGCTGGCGGTCTATGGCGACCAGCTGGCCGCGGCCAAGCGTTCCATCCGGGTGGCGCAGAACGAGGTGGCCAACGTGGCCGCGGCCCGCGAGGCTATCGACGCACTGCCTGATGGCGCGCGCCGCATCGTGGCCATCGACGTGGGCGGCGCCATCGCGCCGGCCGGCGAGGAGGTGAACTGATGACCGCGATCCAGGCGCCGCAGCTGCTGCGGCGTGACGCACGGGTGCGCCAGCTGATGAGCTGGACTCCCAAGAGCCGGCTCGGCCTGTTCGCGCAGCTGCGCGTGCTGCCGTATCTGCCAGACGACGTGGCGGCCGAGTTTGCCGACATGCTGCAGTCCATCGCGGTGGTGGAGTCACAGCTGCGGGTGCGGGTCATCCGCGGGCTGGGCCTCTGGCGCGCCGGCCTGCTGCCAGCAGACGAGCTGCGCATCGAGGACCATGGCGTCGTGTGCCGCAAGGTCGTGACCACGGCCGGCGTGAACATGATTGTCGATGCGTTCCAGAACCTCGACGAGCTGGAAGACCTGCGATACCACGGCATCGGCACCGGCGCCGGCGCCGAAGCCGTAGGCGACACCGCGCTCGGCACCGAGCTCACCACGGAATACAATCCCGACTCCACGCGCGCCACCGGCACGCAGACAGAGAACGGCGCCAACGTCTACCAGACGGTCGGCACGAACACGCTGGACAGCGGCACGCCGGCCATCACCGAGCACGGCATCTTCGACCAGGCTGCCACCGGCGGCGGCACGCTGCTGGACCGTAGCGTGTTCAGTGCCATCAACCTCAACGGCGGCAACGGAGACGGGCTGCAGTCAACCTACGACTTCACCGTCACCGCTGGCAGCTAGGCGAGCGGCCCGTCAGCCATGAGGGTCTACCTCCAGTGGACGCGCGCCCATCCGCAGGGCTGGGAAGTCTTCGACATGACGAGGACGAACGACTGGCGCAGCCTGCCGCAGCGCGACGAGCCCGGTCCAGGCGTGACTGGGCTCATGCCCTACCAGCACCCGGAGTTCGGGGAGGTCTGGACGCCTGACCCGACGCATCCGACCGCCGACGACCCCGGCTACATCTACGACATGTCGGTCGCTGGCATCGAGATGTCGGGCGCGGACCACATCAGCGTGGACCGTGACGGTGCGCGCATCGCGCTGACCCGCTGGAACGACGACACCGAGTGGCTCGGTGACCGATACGCGCAGGAGTTCTCGTTCGGGATGCCCGTCACCGACGCCGAGCGGGGCGTCCTGCAGCCTGACATCAGCCTGACGGTCTGGGCCGAGTCAGCCGAGCGGCGAGCGCGGTACATGGGCCGGTACACCGGCAGGCCACCCGCAAGGTATCCCGTCACCGTCTATGGCTGGGACCAGTGGAGCGCGCCCGGTCCGGCGAACATGGTGCGCCACGGTATCTGGCTGCCCGATGACCTCGTCGCTGCACACGAGGCAGCCAAGACGTTCCGGCCTACCTTCGACGGGTGGGCCAGCCTGACGGGACCCTAAGCCATGGCCGGGACCAAGTGGTATCTCACTGCCACATCGGCCACCATCTCTGGCTTCTACGCTGCACCTGCCACCCAAGAAGTCGAGCTATCCACGACCGCTCCCGGGAGCGGCACGCTATCAGCGTCCATCGCGAAGGGCGACACCG